GGATTGAAGAAAGTGTTTGATAAGATAATATCTTGGTCTGGTTGACCAATATATGGTGTTGCATTTGGTTTAGTTGTCGGTGAAGATGATGGTGATAATGTTAAAAACATTAAGTTTGAATTACTATCAACATATCTGTATCGAATAGACTTTTGTTGTGTGTTAACTTGGTTTGTAACCACGGGTTCACAATAAAAATTCGATGTTACAATTCTGAAAAAGTTTGGAATTTTAGTTCCATCGTTATTCAAATATTCTATTCTGAATCCAACTAATCCTTGTGGCGTAAATTTATTTCGATATTCTTGAGGGATTAATGTCAAATCCAATATTATTCCTCTTACGTTTGGTAATGCACTTAAAACACCACAATCTATGATTGCAGTTCTGATTTGTGCGGGTCTGATCAACATCGTGTAAATCCCAAGAGCGTTAAACTCTGTTGCCGGCAATGTAAGATTGTATAGTCCACCTAAAATTTCAACAGGTGATCCTCCAATATCTTGATTACTGAAATATGGTCTTAGTAATGTTTTAGCGTCTAATTTTCTAAGTACAAAATTGTTTGTAACGTCTCTTGACGGAGTGTAGTTCAATATGATCTCCATATCGTCAGGTGAAACGTCAGCTGGTCTGATTGTACCGTATGATGCTATAGCCATGTGTTAATTTATTTTCTATAAATAGTTTATCTGTTTATTTGGTTTCAACATTAAAGAATCCGTAGCCATAATTTATTAAGTCTCCGACATTATCCACCTCCCCTAATCTTTGAATTCTTTCGTATGCAGAATTTTTACCTCTTTCGATGTATAAATTTGTTACAATTTCAGCCTGAAATACACTCTTTTGTAATGCAGAGTTTTTTGTAATTGGAACTGCAGTTGTGTTTTCCTCAGTAAATCCAGAACTACCAACAAAATAAAGTGTCTCTCCATTATTGTAATCATAATAGTCCATGTTTGAAATAGTATACGCTGTGTATATTGGAGATATGTCATTAATAACTCCAAACACTTCGTTGTTCTTAATAACAGGAGCACCAACGATGAACTTTTGTGGTCCGTATTGTGCTAACTCATTCAATCTTGACTGTGTCAGTCCCGAAACAGTATAGGGTACTGTAACATAACCAGAAGATATTTGATCTTGAACATTATTTTCAGCATCTCCTGAAAATATAAAATCATAACTTACTGGTGTAGCAGACCAACTACCAGTATTCGGTGTGAAATAGGCAGTTCCATTTGGATTAGTTATTGTTGCCAATCTATATGGTGTAACAATTTCTTTTTGAACCTTGTTTGTTCCCCATGGATTTGTCTGTGTTAATGTAATTGTATAGGCACTTACTGTTACAGGATATCTATGTGATATTGATGCTGGTGATAACTGATTGAACGAATTAGTAGGTGACCCATCCCCCCAATCAATCGTATATGTAGACAACTCAAGGAATTTCTTGAATTCATCTGAGGTATTATAAACGTAATAGGTATAGGTATCTGCAGTACTTGCTGAGAAAATAAAATTAGTTACAACATCTTTTTGTATAACCGCTCCATCAAATGGCGAATAGTATCCACAATCCAAAGCCGACTCGGTGATTAGTATTGGAATTGTCAATCCTGTTAAAAGAGACGTTCCTCCAGTATTTCCCGACAAAACTTGAGTCATCGCAGAATAAACACCCACAGGTGTTCCTGAATAATAAACCGTAAATAGATCTCCCTGAATTACTTCGGGTGATATCTTATATGAATAATCTGCTGCCATTATGGGTTAATATATTCGTACCATTTTATGGGAACTGTCCCCCCAACTCTATCGTTAGGATTAATTATATCATATACCTTATAAGAATGTGTTAAATAATCCATATCAACCCTATAATAGAAATAGTCTGAACTTGAAAATACAAATTTATTACCTTGTATTGTCGATTGTGGTCGATTCATCATTCTAACGAATTGTCCTGTTTTTCCGTCAAAGAATTTCGCGGTCATATAGAAGGTACTGATATCCAAAAAGTTTCTTTTCTTCAACCAATAAATAAAAAACCCTTCTTTATCTCCAACGTAATCAAGAATGAATTGCGGCTTTCTAATTTGAACGTCTGTGTTCTGCATTTTGGTTGCCATTCTCAACCCTTGTTGAGTTGGTAATATAATTGTTATGTAATTTTCTTGTTCTGACTCAATAGGACTATCATAAAGATCCAATTTGAAAAAAGAATTTCTGAAAGAGTTGGCATAATAATATACTTCTTGTGTTGTAAATCCTTGTGCTCTATAATCTATTTTCCAATTGGATGAATTAGATAACGAACCTCCTTCATAAAAATAAAACTCATAATTAATTTCAGATTTATTATCATAGTCAGCATGAAAAAACCTATTAACCTCAAAATCTTTATCAGTTGTTATTAACTCATTTAGAATACTATTCTCGTATTCCTTTATCTCAGAATCAACGTCCAAATACTCCCAATCTAAATTGATAGGTATATTAATTCGATTACTAGTGAACCCTGAAAATAATATTTGTTTACTCACATTCATCTACTATTGGTTTAACTACTATTGTACCTGTGTTTATACTGAATCCACTCAACGGACCAAATTTAGGACCCTCCACTCCAGCTTCAATGTCACCATCAGGAATAAGTCTAAAGAACCCATTAATGTAAGGATAGTGTGAAAAGTTCAAGAACGGATAGTCGACACCATTTAAGTTTTCATCAACGAACCCATATGAATAAAGATCTCTCCACATGAATCGTTTATAATTATTTGAGTAATATGCCCAAGACGGAACATTATCGACATTGGCTAAATCACCATTCTCAATATAACTCGAGAAAACTCTTATTACCATACCAATGTGCGGTTGATAATAATATCCACTTGGGTTATTCGTAGGGGTACTTGAGCTTTTGAATACGTCTTGATTATACCTTATCTTTTGATAATAAGGTGAAATGATTCTTTCTGTTTGTGTAAAATTATTCCATTCACAAAAGTCGCCAGACATCGTATCACCAGACTTATAATCCAAATTATAATAAAATTGTTCAGTGCTACCACTCGTTTGAGTATAAGAGCTGACAGGTATATTTGAATTCGATTTAATATTGTTGTCCTCCCAATATTTGTTATTGAGCGATAAAATATTGAATTGCCAACCTTGTTTAGTTCCGACTCCTTGGAACGGTTTGTTGAAGTATCCCGAATATCCTTTATTAATAATCGTTAAGAATATTTCATTCAAAGGTCTCTTTTGATTATCCAATATATTATTAATATCCAAGTCATAATTGGTTGTAAAGCTGTAAGTTGTTGAGGCATTTTTTTGTGATATCCTCGAAATATTATTAGGCGTTAAAGATGAGAATTCAAACTTTTTATTATTAGAAAATGGAACCTCTTCAAATCCAGCCTTTGTAACTACTAAATCATTCACGTTGGTTAAAACTTTATGCGTTTTAACGTAGTAACTTGACATTGTCTCTGCCGAATTAGTAACATCAATAATTTTTTTGAAGGTTCCAACTTTATTGTTCGTAAAGGTGTTACCTGTATATCCAATATTGTATAAGTTGAACACGTATAAGTCCGATCCGAAAGTACCATTACCTAAACTATTAACTTGGAAAACTGATTGAGTACCATAAGAAAAATTAAGTTGGACATACTCACCAGGTAACAAATTGTGTTCAGAAATACATTCAAATGAAATATAGTTTGTACCGTCAAATTTTAAATTTTTAACAACAAAGGGAATTCCGTCTTGAGCAACCCAATTTATTTCATCCACCCCATCAGTCCAATACATTGGTTCGGTGTAATTATTCTCAAATGGATAAGTTAAATAATACGTCCAATTATACGTGTAAGCACTTTTACTAACATAACTTAAATGTTGATCTGTAATGTTTGGTCTATAAAATTCATATTCATAATACTGCGGAAACCCTTTCCATATACCACTAACCACTGATTTTTCTGCATCTGCATAAGATAAATGATTAAGGAACGGGAGATATTCTGTTGTACCTGTGAAGGCGTTGTTATAAATCGGACTAACTTTAAACGTGGGTCTAAATGTTGTAGACTCTTGCCTTTCTTTATCAAATTGAACCGCAAGATTGACCGAAGCAATTCTATCATATTCAGTTATTTCATTAGATTTACTATCAACAGATACGGGTACCTGTTGGTCAACCGATGGTGCCGACTTAAATCTTAGATTACTTGGTATAATTGTTGTTCCGTTCATTATTCGTTAACATATTTTTTTACAAATCTGTTCATAGCACTCTTTCCTTTACCTAATCCAAAATAGAATTGATAAGGTAAACCAACTGTGAAATATGTGTTGATATTAACAGGATCATAACTTGGCGAATCTGATGTATTTTTATCTCCCTCGAATTGGTATGACTCCGCAGTCGTTCCTGGTTGATAAAGAACATTGCTTCTGTTATAGATATACCCTTTCATGAAATCTGCTCTAGGATTTTCTCCCATAAAATAATTTGAAGTTACATCAGTTCTATTAAACTTCTGATATAGATTAGACTTAATGGATGATGTTCTCCAATCATTATATTGAGTACCAAACACAGTATTACTATCTCTTGTTGTCCAACTATAAAACGGTATTTCTTGTGTTTTTATAGGTAAATAATCATAGACCGCAGCGTTATATGGAACTTGGTCATTTCTTATAAGTCTTCTTGGTGAAACTAAATCTCTCGTTTGTGTATCAGAAGAGAAGAATACTCCAATAACAGGTTCTCCCGATCTATCAGACCCTAAGAAGAATGGATTGTTTGTTGACGATCCAGATTGTGCAGTATATGCTTCGAAATTAAATTGTTGAACTCCTAATTCAGAGTTAATTGATATCATCTGAGCATAATCACCATCAAATTTTTCTTTAGGTCTTGTGAAGAATGCGTTAACCGATCCATCTCCCAATCCAATTAATTTTTGTAAAAACGTTGAGTTAAGTTGTCTCGACACTATAAACAAATTTAAAAGGTCTGAAGGGTCTTGGAAAGTTGTTGTGGGTATCTTGTTTACATTATACCCATAAAAATCAGCATTCAAACTTATTTCTTGAGTGAACGCATCTCTCGGTCCCATATCCATTATTGTGGTTGGGAATAGAATTTCTCTTTCGTTTCTTCTCTGTCTTGCAGTTGAGTGTTGTTTACCAATGAAAGAGTTTCCGTTATATGGTGACGATCTATAATAGAAATTGTTAGTTTTCTCGTGTAATAAAATAGTGTCTTTACAGAATTCATTATATGGTCCGTTTGGATCTACAGGGTCAAGTGGTGACTTAAAAAATCTCAAATTTCTGAATGGAAAATGATATAAACTTCCGTTTATCCAATTATTCGAAAATGAATGTCCAAAGACATTTCTACACGCTGCAAAGTTAATTCTAGTTCTTGCCTTGTATTCACTTAATTGTTTAAAATCATTTGGAAGAGATAAGATTGGAGTCTTTACGAAAACGTAACAACCTCCTTTAATAGTTACTTTATTATAACACTTATCTGTTTTCGGTTTAATACCAAAGTTTTCTGAATTTCCTGAATAACAATTATATGGAACCAATCCTTGACAACCAAAAGTCGAAGTTAATTGATCTTCAAACTCATTACCAAAATCTTCTGCAGTTCCATTAATTAAAAAATCAGATAGTAAATTTTCATATGATTCAACGGCTCCTTCATCACTAACAAAATAAAAACTCATATTTGTATTCTGATGTAACAAATATGTGTTATTAAGATTTCCAGTTCTAGATGTGGATGTTGGGAGTCTATCAGTTCTCATGACAATCTTATTAGTCTTATTGACCATTGTCATTGTGTTTCCTGTCGAATATGCCGGTGAGAAATACATAAATCTGTCATATCTAAGTGACGGTCTTCCATCTTCAACACTTCCTCCAATTGAAGCAAAAAAGTAAGATCCTCCCTCAACATACTCATCATTCCAATAACCTAAAAACTTTTTACCTCCAGCTAATTTATAATATTTTGCCATTATCTGATACCACGGATTTGGTCCTACTATTGAAGGAGATATGACTGTAGGTTGTGACGACACATTCATATAAACACTTGTTCCGAAAACATTTATTGAAGTATTTGACTTAACATAACCCCCACCAAACCCTTGGTTAACAGAAAGTTTATTTGTATCTAAAATTGTGGTAGATCCTTTAGGATCAATTTGGAACCCAAAAGATGTAGAATCTAATGATGAATAATACGATGGCATATTTGTTGTATAACCTGAATAGTTCTCACCTGGCTCAAATATGAAAGATTCGAAATAGATAGGATTATCCGGGTTGTCTTCATTAGTTGTAAATTGATTATGTCTAGGTAAAACCAATCCTGATTGAATTGGTACGTTCAATTTATATTTTGAAGTCACCTGTACCGTACCGTATGATTGTCCACATATTCTACTTATGTCAACAGTTGTTGTTTGTCTGGTTGAGTTTGGATCGACACCTCTTTGTAAAATAACAACAACCAACTCTGTTTGGTCAGGTATTGCAAAGAATGGTCTTGTAGAATAATCAGGGCTCCATTCTAAGTATTTTCCACCAAACCATCCGTCTTTTTCTAAACTCTCTTTCCAATACAAATTGTAATTATCAATATATCTTTCTTTCAAACTTCTTTGTCCACTATATGTTGGTGGATTCAAGTTGGAGAAAGTAGAATAGGTCATAGCAGTAATAACCTGAAAATACTCTATATCAGACTTAACTTTAGTATACTGTAAATTCAATGGTTCTTGACACTTTACGTTTGTAACCGCAATCCCTTGATTCGGATAAAAATCATTAACACATATTGTACCAGATTGTGGTGTATCACCTGAGTAATATGTCCCACCACAATCGTAGTAATACCACTCATTCCCTGTTAACGCTGTAACAGATCCCACCCAACAATTTTGAACCGCGTCGGGGGTTTGATTTACAATATATTCTTGTGTCAAATTTTGAACCGAGTTATCAGGATTAGCATAATTTACCGTGATTGATTTCAAATTCTTCGAGTATCCTGTTGAGGATGTAAAACCTGAAAAGTTGGACTGAGCTTTATCAGTATTTGGATCCAACGAATTATTTGGGCTTTGAAATGCCAACACCCTTCCTGTTAAGAAGTTATCTAACGTATCGGGATCACACAATAATGTTATCGTGTTATCGTAGTGAAACAAACCATTATTAGCGGCAATATCTGAAGCAACGTAAGTTTTAACTTGGTTAAAACCTCCAAACTGATTAAAATATTGATGTTTGTAATTAAACAAATTCATTCTTTCAGTTAAGGTTAAATCGAATCCCGCCACGGGAGGACCCATCCATATTGTTGCTGGTGTTCTTTGTCCTGCGAATACTTTATTGTTTCCGGCCAATAATCTTTGGTAATCAGTTTGATATGATATATTTGGAAATCCAACGGTTTGGAAAGCAATTTGTCTTTCAGCTACTTGAGTACCATTCGGTTGTGTTGTAATAGTTAAACTTTCGAACCATGGATCATTAACAGCATAACTATCTTCAAATACATTAGAATAATTAGCCGGATTTGGTGTGTCCCCCAAAAGAGTTAATGACGTTGTTCTCAAAGATTCCGCAGCAAAATCAGCGACATTAGGATTCGTTTCTAATGAGTCTGAAGAACAAGAACATAATTCACAATCAGGATATGTTATTGTTGGTAACGAAATATTTTTAAACGGATCACCTAAAGAATTGAAAATGTCTTTAAATGAAGGTGGTTTGTTACAAGTAATACTCACAAATGGTATTGCATCAAGAACCTTACAAACAATATAAACAATCCAAGCCAGTGAACCATAAACAAAAGTTATCAGGGCTTTTAATATCGGCCATAAAAACGCCAATAAGTGCACAACAACCATTAATGGTATTAGTAGAAGTGTTATAAAACTAAAAAAGAAATTGAATATAATAAAAATTAAATCGAAGTTTTTAACTCCATCATTAGTTGGGAACTTATTACTAGTCGAATCACAAGTGTTTTCCAAAATTTGTTTAATACCTATAAACCTACCTCTATTAGTTCCTTTATGATACCCGTCTAAAAATTGAGACACCGTATAAACTCGATTGTATCCAAACTCATAAAATGTATCCTCACAATCTATTGCGGATTGTGGATCAACATAGTCATCCCAATCTAAAGAAAATGCGTACGATTTTTGTACCGCTTGGTATTGTGTAGTACCCGATGGAAATGCTTGATATGGATCCAAAACAGGATTAGTCCATCCCCACTCTTTAATATTTGGAACCAAATAGTAACCTCTTTTAACTTGCTCACCTAAATCTGCAGATTGTTCCCACTTAACCTTGAACCTATATTTACCCTTAGTTGGTACTCCAACACTTGGGTCTAATGAAATTGTTCTCTCACCAAACTCATTTGTTATTATGTAATCCAAATTCATTGGGACATCTGTTAACCACGTTCCGTCACCATCAATTACTTTTGCACCACCGTCAAATTCATATTCCTCTAATACTGGTTTCCCTGTACTATCTTGACCTACAGTTTGTCTAATACATAATATTTCTCCAGGTCCTGAAACCAAATCACATAAATTACCCGCTTCAGTTGCAGGTCTACAGTTTTTCCTTAATACTCTCGAGTCTGTTGCTGAAACTACAGAACCCATAAAAACAGCTGTTGGTTGAATATCGATATTTGCATCATCTCTCAAATCAAAATCGACTCTATTAATAGCAATTTGACAAACTTCAGGTTGACCGAAAAGAGGTGAAACGTCTATATTCGCTTGTAAATTTATAATTTGAGGTAATGAATTTAAATCTGGTGAAGCTTTGAATCCGTTACCATTAAATTGGTTCTCAGTCGCTAACCCCATTCTAATCAAATCTTGCGGGGTAAGGCTGAACTCTCCAATATCTGAAAGGTCAGCATCCATTACAACTGTTTGGTTCCCTAACGGAACTCCCATGATCATATAATCACCACTGTCATTAGTCTTTACCGTATACTTGTAATACTTGTCGTAAACTTGAATGACTGTTGGATTAGCTAACGCATCACTTCTTGATGGAAACGTACCTGTTGGTACATGAGAAGAATAAGATTTCTCATATGGTAATAAATTATATCTATACCCATCTTCATTCTTATCTGTTGGTGATTTGTAAGGATAAAGGACACTAACAATTTCATTGTTTTGATCTTCTTGTGCTATCGGAACAAAAACTGAAACTCTAACATTAGGTAACCCAAATCCACCATTCGCAGTTACACGTCCAACAACAACTCCATAGTCCGCACAGTTTCTTGTATAGATGTCATCACTTTGAATCTTCAAAGAAAGTATTTCCAAGAAATCAAATTCTTGGTCGATTTGTACGTTAATAATTTGGTCTGAACCAGGTTCGGTTCGTATTCTGTAGGAATTACCCATTAATGCCTTTTTTGATAAATAGTTTAACCCCCATTTTCTAAGGAAAAGAAATGGCGTATTAATCAATGATAACCTAATGGTTGATTAAGATCAAACTATTCAACTGAGCCAAGTAAATATTTTGACCTAACTGTCTAATTTGTGGATCCATGAAAGTCGATATCTTATTAACTATATTCGAAATAACTTGTCCTTGGTTTTGAGTTGCATCTAACACAACCGCAATATCAATACTTATATCAATAACTTCAGCAGTTTCAATTGAGATATAATCATTCAACATTCTATAATTCGATAGATAATTCGCCAAGTTTTGTTTCAATGTATTCGACACAATAGATGTTAATTTACCTGAAGTGTCATAAGATAAAATCTGAACCAATACCTTATTATTGTTTTCCGTAATAGCAACTTTTGCAGGTGCTCCGAATTGTGATGGCATTTTTCTAACAAGAGCTTCATAGTCATTTACTGTTACCGCTCTATTTTGTGATGCAAAGTTGAATGACACATAATTTCTTGCTTCCTCAACTGTTGGTTGTCCAGCTCCACCGATGGCTGCCGTTACGTTGTTACATCTTAAAGATCCAACAACTTGTTGGTTTGTAGATTCTGATGGACCATTCACAAAAAATGAAACGGTTCCAACTTGATTGATAACATTGGTTCCTAAGTTTGTTGATAGTCCTCCACCCGTTCTGTATTGAATGAATAAAGTTGTATTGGCTTTTAATGCCGAACCTAACGACAAATTGTTTTGATACAATTGTAGGTTTAAAGGAACTCCCAACGTTGTAAATTGATTAAGAGCATCTTGTGCGGTGTTTGTTCCACCACCAAAAGTCATCTTCAAAAATCCTTCAGGAGTATATTCAGTTATAAACTTATCTTGTGTTTGAATATAACGTCCCACCTTAATTCCTGGTTGGTCAGATACTTTAGTTGGGTCTTCGATAAAGATTCTATCTTCAGCTAAAGCATCAACCTCATACCATTTGTTTTGCAATCCTAAAAATTCATTAACGGTCGGCACTGTAGTGTAACTTGTACCATCTTTTAAAAGAACACTAGTAACACCTAATACATTCTTCTCAGGTAAAAAAACCTCCAAGAATGGTCTTACGTCACCAGGAGTAATTACTCTTTTGAATACTTTAGTTATACCATTAACAACAACTTCTCTTTTAGTTATAGTATAGTTAACTAACCTGTTACTACTATCGAAGTTTGGTATCTTAAGTCTGTTAGGAAATCCTTGAGAATTATATGGAGATGCGAAATCAATGTCTTCTACGTTTTCAAAAACTTGTCCTGCTCCTAAAACTTGTGATCCTCTTCTTAGTTGACCCAAATATCTCTCGTCTTCTTTATCACCAAATGCAGGTACTGTTATTGAAAAATCAACTAAAGCAACTGAAGGTCTTTGACCCGGTAACTTTAATCCGTAAGTTCTTGCAATGTTATAAATTGAAGATCTTTGTTGAGCATATTGTAGAACTGTCTCTTGAATACTTCTATCAATATGATAATGTAAGTTATCTGCAACAGCAGCGTTTAAATCCAAAAACACAGAAAACACCGAAGCGTCATTAAAGTTTTGAATTAATTCAGGATAATAAGTACGAACGTATTGTATAAGTTCTGATCTTATTCCTTCAAAGTCTCTGGTTGTATATGATATCTTACGATTAGCCATCTATCTTAAATATTGATAATTACAAAATCACTTGTTGCAAATGCACTGTCTTGGACAGAATATTCTATTTTTATTTTTGCAGTATATTCTGCGGTTCCCTTTCCAGGGTATCTATAAACAGGTGAGGTTGGTGTGTTTGAGGTAAAAGCGTTGTCGTCCGCTTCATCTTCTGGATTTAAAGGTTCTACAGTTAATCTATTAATTAATAAATTCGGAATATATTTTTCAACTGAAGATCTAATATCGGATTCAATTGCATCAAATGTTAAACCATCAAATGGTTCAAAAAGATACTCATAGAGTCTTGTACCAAAATCAGGTAAAAAATATCTAGAACCTTTTCTAGTAAGAAGTAAGTTAATAAGATCCGCTCTGATTTCTTGTCCCGCAGTGTTGGTTAAATCCAAGTAGTCACCACGAACAGAATCTCTGAAAGGAAAATTTATACCATATGTAGTTCCGTCTCCCATATAGTATAAATATACTTGCTTTATTTTTCAATTAAAGTCCTATTACCTTTAATTGCTTTTGGAGTGAAAGGACAATGTCTACAACCATTACCACAACAATATCCTCGTTTGATATGATATTCTTCAGTCATCACTTTAAATCCGTTCTCAATATAAAAATCAGAAGGGAGAAGTTTTGGCTTCTCCCTTACTGTATTATCTGTTTCCTTTGATCGAGTCATACATTCCAGTTACAATGTTCTGAACTAATTTATCGTGTTCCATTATGCCATCACAACTTCACATGCACCTCCCGCACAAGCAACTTCGCCTGATAGGTCTGTGTTATCATCAACTTCAACAATTTTAGATAAATCAACATCTTTTAATGTTTCCATCAACTCATCATATTTTTCTTCAGTACAATCTTCAAACGGTGCTTGAATATATGTACCTCCATCGTATGGTAATACTGAAAGTCCATTGTAATATTCTCTGTTCTCCCACATCCATTCACCAACCGCTGGCCACTCGTGCTCTCTGATTGAAATGGTTGCAGATACATTGTGAGCATTTGATCCACTTCTGTGACCTGGTTTAATCCATTCTTGTTGAACCTTCTTCACTCTCTCCAATAATTGGATTGGTGATTCATTTCTTAGAATTGATCCTTCAGGTGCTTTTTGTGGAATTCCAATAACCGCAGTATCATGTGGTCTGAAATATTCATCTTCAACAAGTTCAGGATGATTTTGTTTTAGATGAGAATAAATTGATTCGTTTTTACCAACTCTTACTCTTCTAATATAATACTCATTATGCCAAGCATGTATTCCTGATGATGTACCTAAAGTTAATGATGTTGTTCCTGCAGGTTTTACTGTTGTTGTTCTTGCCGCTGGATTGATCTTCAATAACTCAGCAGTTCTTTTGTTTTCTTCTTTAACAACTTTCGCAGCTGCTTTCATATCTAACTTTAAAACTGCTCCTGATCCGATACCTGTCATTGATATTCCAACTAACGCATCTTTCTCAGTAGTTCTTTGCCATATTGGTCTCAAGTAGTGGAAGTTAGTATATCCCGCTTGAAGAGTACCAATGAATGAAGCTGCCTTTACTCTTGCCTCGTAGTCTTCTTGTGATACCACATTCGACACGTTCACTTCTGTAAGGTTACAGAATTGGAATGGTCTAAGAGCAATCTCACAACAAGGATTAGTTCCCCAATCTTTATCGTTTGATAAGTAGATACCAGGTTCACCTGCTCCACTTGCCTCGATTCTCTTCCATAAGTCCATAAAGTAATCTTTATTAACTTTATGTCTCATTAAACTAACCGAGTTGTTAGCTCTACCTCTTTGTGGATTTGTTTCCCACCAAGCCCCACTCTTACAACTGATCATTTCATCATCAGATGCAGAGAATAAAGAGATAAGTGCCGCTCTTCTGATACCACCTGCCAATACCGCATCTGCGATATGACAAACCATATCATGAACTTCAATTGGTCTCAATTTTTGACCATCTTCTTTTGAATCAAGAATACCTTCTAATTTGATAAGACATTCTTTTAATGGTTGAGGTCCAGGTGCCTTACCACCCGATGTAACTAATCTAGCCCCTTTTGGTCTGATGTCCGAAAAATCAAATTCGATTTTTGAACCACCAAAGAAATAAGACTTAACCAATACTTTAACGGCATCTGCCCATCCTTCAATAGAATCTGCAACTAACCATCTTCTTCCTCTCTCTTTGTTTGGTTTTCTGATTTCAGGTAATACTTCAACGTGATGTTTTTGTACTGAATAACCAACACCTGTTCCACCTAATA